GCATCATTGGTAGAAGTTGCTCGATCAATGACTAAACTTTCTATCACCGAAATATCAAATAGAATAAAAGAATGTATTAAATTTGCGGAAGATTCGATTGCTCTAAGACATTATAAGCAGAAAGAATTATTGGACATTATAAACAACCTTGTAAAATGGGTGTTTAGGAAATCGGAAGATATAAACTACAATGATAGCCCTGAATGTGTAGAAGCATATAAGAATCTTGTAGACGCATACCAAAATCCAAACATTATTGGTGAATGTATAATAAAGGCTCAACATTTAAACGATAAAGAAGATGAAAGTAAAATTTAAGAAAACGCATCCTGATGCAAAGATTCCAGTAAAACATTACGATGACGATTTTTGTTATGACCTATATGCTACTTCATGCGAAGAGATAGCACCAAATGTGTATAAGTACGGACTGGGATTAGCTTTCCAAATAGATGAAGACTATATTAAGACTATGCGGAAAGGCGGATATGTATTATCCATTGATATAAGACCAAGAAGCAGTATTTGGAAGACAGGGATGATTATGACTAACTCTGTCGGTACAGTGGATGAAGGCTACACTAATGAGATATGCGCTATCTTCTATCACGTATTAACAAATTTACAACGATATTCAGTAGGAGATAGAGTAGCCCAGTTGAAGATTGGGTTAACTCCTAAAATAGACTTCGTAGAAGTTGAAAAGCTAAATGAAAAAGAAAGAGGTCTAAACGGAATAGGTAGTACAGGGAGGAAATAGATATGGGATTTATTCAAAAAGCTTTTTTAAGAGCAAACAACAAGAAAATATTAGATAAACTAAAGGAACTTGGTTATCATATTTGTCCTTGCTGCTATTTTGATAGAGCTGTATGGATTCATATATGTATTCCTACCCAATCTATTCATGGCGTTGGTTATCCTGATGAGTGTTATAATCTTTCATTAGAGGACGAATTGAAACGTTTTTTATCAGAAAGGGAAGAAAACGATATTGATTGCGGTGAAAATGAAAACTTATTCTATTTTATTGCTGCACTCCGAGATGATACCGATGACAGACAAGTCTTTACTAACAGTAAAGGAGATTGGGGTATATATCATGATAACGAATTAGAAGGAGGATTATCAGGAATCGAATTTTTGTATCCACCCAAAGATAATGGTAAAGATTATTATCATAAGGCTAGTGTTGAAGAATTAAAATTGTTGTTTAAGAAATGAGTAATACAGGACATAAATGGATATACCGCAAAATAATACCTCGTCTTAAAAACCCGATAAGGTATAAGGTTCGTGTATATTACGGTGCTAAAAGTATTGATGTCGGCATGTTTAGAACATTAGAAGATGCTCTGAAAAGACGTAATCAATATATCAAAGATAATAATATAAGCGAACTTGCATTGAAGAAATATAATACGCGCAACGAAAATAAGGATTGAAAATGGGAAAGTATTTTAGCATTGAAGAATTATGTCGGTCAAATACAGCCGATGCAAAAGGAATAGATAATACTCCTAATAATGCTCAAAAAGAAAGGTTAAAGGATTTAATAGAAAATGTATTAGACCCTTTAAGAGAGGCATACGGAAAACCTATTGTGGTTAACAGTGGTTTTCGCTGTCAAGAACTAAATAAAGCTGTAAGGGGGGCTTTATCAAGTGAGCATCTTTGCACGAAAAGTGCTGCTGCTGACATTACAGGTGGAAGTAAAGAAGAAAATAAAAAACTATTTGAATTAGCGCAACAATTAAAACTTCCATTCCGACAACTAATAGACGAAAAGGATTTTAGTTGGGTGCATATTTCTTATAATAAAAATGATATAAATAAAG